GTTATCTACTGTCACCACCACTCAAAAGGTTCGCAAGGTGGCAAGAAGTCCATGGACCGCGCTAGTGGTTCAGGGGTATTTGCTCGGGATCCTGACGCGCTAATCGACTTAGTAGAGTTAGAAGTGTCAGAAGAATTGCTTACTCAAAGACTGAACCAAGCAGCGTGCGAAGTATACAAGCAGGCTTTGCAAGAGCGAAATAATGCCTATTACCAGCAAAATGTCGGCTTAGATGACCTCTTGAGCCCTGCGCAAATGCGGACGCATTTCGAGAAAGGTATTCCTGACGTGATGTCTCGAGCTCCTTATGTAGACAAACTCGAAGAAGCTCGCAACAAGATTCAGATAGCAACCGCATGGCGTGTGGAAGGTACGCTCCGAGAGTTTGCCAAATTCAAGCCAGTGAATATGTGGTTCAGCTATCCAGTGCATACACTTGATGAATCAGGTGTGTTAGCAGATATCCAATTAGAAGATACTACACCAAATTGGAAAAAGAATCTAGATAGTAAAAAGGGCAACGAGAAGAAAAAGAAATCTGCTGACGAGAGATTCACTACTGCTATGGAAGTGTTATTCGATGGAATTAATCCGGTCGAATTGAGTGAAATGGTGGAATATTTTTCAACAAAAGACAATCCGGTTAGCGAAAAAACTATCAGAAGATGGGTCAAAAATAGAGATGATTTTGAAGTAAAAAACAATCAAATCACACCCAAAGAAGAGCCAGGGACAGAGTAGGGACAAGGACAAACCCGACAGACAAACCCGAGAGTGTCCCTCGGGAATGTCCTTGACTCTCAGAGACAAACCCGAGAGTGTCCCTGTGTCTCTGGAGTGTCTCTAGGGACAAAGACAAACCCGAGAATGTCCCTGAGAAAACGCACAACCATGCGGGTTTTAAGCTCTAGGGACAAACCCGAGAAACTCAGGGACAAAGCCAGGGACAGAATTCTTCTCTCTTCGAGAAGAAGAATTTAAGAAGTGTCCCTGAGAGTTCAGAAGAACAGGTACAGGAACAGGGGCGATTGAGCTACGCCCCCTGTAACCCTGTAACCCTGTCCTTCACTCTGAACTTAGGCGCGTATAAAAAAGAAAAGGAGTGCATTTATAAAAATGGTAACTGAATTCTTTTTGCCGATGAAAAAAATACCGACAACGACTCACCAGCAAAAAAAGGTAAATGCTAGATTTGGTAAGCCAATCTTTTATGAGCCGGCTGAACTAAAAAACGCCAGGGCGAAATTTGAAAGCTTGCTTGCCCAGCATGTTCCTCCTGATAAATTTAAAGGAGCGATTCGTCTGACAGTTAAGTGGTGTTTCCCACGTATCAAAAAAAGCTACGATGGCCAGTACAAGACCACAAAGCCAGATACAGACAATCTGCAGAAGTTGCTCAAGGATTGCATGACGAAACTTGGATATTGGCAAGACGATGCACAAGTGGCCAGCGAGATTGTCGAGAAGTTCTGGGCTGACACAGTTGGGATATATATCAAGATTGAGGAATTGCCATGAAAATCAATTATATTGATTTCTTTAGCAGAGTTATTCCAGAATGGATGGCGCGCAGCAATCAGAAGAGCCAAGAGGTCGGTTTTGGTTCAGATGCTTATTGGTTATGGGTGGTGTCATCGATTAGCGAAATTTGCAAGCAATACAATGATGATGAACTAGTGACAGAGCAGTTCGGATTGCTCTTTAACTGGCTAGAAAAACAAGCAGGATAAACCATGGAATATAGCAAACAGACAGTCATTGAAGGACTGAAACGCACAATCGAGCAAAATGAAGAGAAGATAATCGAGTACTCGAAGCCGTGCGATGCACGCAAGAGACGCATTAGAGCGCTGGAGCGCGATTTGTTGAAGAAAAAGAATAAAGAATTGAGGAAAAAAGTGGAGGAGTTGGAAGATGATGGAAGAGTTAAAGCAAAAAGTTAATGAAGTATACAACTGGACGGTAGAAGACGGGAAGCCGCAACCTCCCAAGCAATATTTACCACAAGCGGTGAAAGACCGGGCGGACTATTTTTGGGAAATGGCAGAAGATGGTATGACGTTTATGGGAGCGATGGAATGCATCTTCGCTGATGAAAAGCCTACCGACTATGATTTGGGAGCTACTAAGGGTTGGTTGACAAAATCTAAGGAGTTTGATGATTGGGTTGGCTATTCGCCAAGCATGGCTCAGGTAGTTATTGCAGTTTATTTGATTTATGGAGGAAACTAAGATGAATATTAAGGCATTGATTAAGAAGTATGAAGAATTGTGGAATGAACACAGCCCTTTTTATGAACCTGTACCTTATACTTCAATGGTTGAACTTTTTTTGAAAGAGTTGAAACAACTAGACGAACCAGAGAAAGTCAAAGTTCCGCAGTGTGTTCATAAATATATTCAAGAAGCCAAAGAATATAATTGGGACTTGCAAGATTTAATGAAGTCTATAGATGGTGAAGATAGTGAGGACCTTCAAAGATGGTTTTATCACGAATGTAATCAAGAAACACTTGCCCGTGCATGGCTGGATGGTTACGAGGTCGAGGAAGAGAAGAGGTATCTGGTTAGTCTAAAGAATGGACAACCTTTGACTAAAACGCAATCAGGGAAGGCTCTTTATTTTAACCAAAATATAATTACTGGAAATTATAAATTCACCCGCAAAGAACTAGAAGAAGTTGGCTTCGGCTGGGTGTTCGATTGTGAAGGGATTGAGATTGAGGAGGTGGAGTGATGAGTTATGATTTGGAAATCTTAGCGAAAATAGAAAACGGAGATTATATTCGTATCGCTGAACCTAGATATAGTTCTCCGACCTACAATCTCGGGAAGATGTTTAGAATTGCTATGGATTGGGATTTTGACCAAGACACTACGTACAACATCGCTGATGTTTTAGATAACATTCAACGCGGTATCTCTGAATTAGAACAGTACCCTGAAAAGTATGTGCAGTATGAACCTGAAAATAGATGGGGAACAGTTAGCGGTGCCTTAGAAGTTTTAAAGTCATTGAAAGAGTGTATTTTAGAACAAGATATTGATACGAAATATTTATATGTGAGGTGGTAATATGAAACGACCAAACAGATACCCGTACACACGAAGTCAGTGGGCTGAAGAAACTGTTAATCACTATACATATAAAAGCGATATTTGCTATACAAGTCACATTTTAGAAAATAGACTTACTGGAGAAATTAAGAGCAAGGAGGTGGAGTGATGGGAGATGTGCAAAATATTTTAGAGACACAATTGATTTTAGGCAAGCAAGTTTTAGAGATTGTATTGGATTTGCTAAAAAGTGACTCAAAAGCAGGGGCAGTTTTGCCTTTAAATATAAATGGTCGGGATTTTACTATCACAGTTGAGAAGGAGGCGACAGATTGAAACGATTCATAGCTATCTGGATTCTGCTATCTGCTGGATTGAACATCTGGCAGATGGACAGGATTCGAGATTTGGAAGAGAAGAAGCCGATGGTTATCTATAAGGCTGACAACGCAGGCGCTGAGATATTTGGTAAGGTCGTCGAGAAAGGACGACATGGCAAGCTATACACGCTTACCATTCGTGATTACGGGGTGTTCGTGGTTACGAGGGACGTGTACGAGAAAGTAAAAGTTGGGGATGAGGTGATGATTTAAAATGAAATGCGAGTTATACAACCTTTCAAACCAGTCTATTCTAGGCCACTATATCAGACTACAATTTTTGATTTTTTAGGAGAAAAAGAATGAACACACTAGAAAAAGTAAAACAATGGTTTATTGACCGTGATTTAGAAAACGGTGGACGGCTAGACAAGCAGTCTTTGAAACTAAGTGAGGAGTTCGGCGAACTATGCGCAGGTTATCTCAAGAAGAATGAGCAACTGACTAAGGACAGTATTGGAGATTGCGCAGTCGTGATTGTCGGTCTGGCGTTGCTGATTGAGGTAGACGTGCAGGAAATATTTGATGATTCTATAGTGATTTTTGAAGAAGATGTGCCTGATTATTTTAAAGATTTAAATAAAAATATCAGCTGCTTTCAAAGGTTCTACAGTTGGGAAGAGAAAACTATGTGTAAGATGTATCTATCATTTTCCATTGATTCGTTAAAATCAATCAGTAATGCTCTCGGTTATGATTTCGAAGAATGTTTTGAACTGGCTTACCAAGAAATCAAAGACCGCAAGGGTCGTTGGATTGACGGAACTTTTGTTAAAGAGGAGGATTTGGGATGATACCGAAGTATAGAGCGTGGCACAAAACATGGGATGAATTAGGAAAAGTTAAACGGATCCGATTTGATGGTGAGGGGAATGTCACTACTGTATTATTTGAGGGTAAGTTTTTAGGAGTTAATACACATGTCGACGAAATCGAACTCATGCAATCAACAGATATGGTTGATAGGGATGGCAAGATTATCTTTGAAGGCGACATAGTCAAAATGTCTAAGGATGTCTATTCTGAACCGATTTATTACGAGGTTGTAAGACATTATGGTGGAGCATATCGTCTTGAATCTAAACAACACGGATGTGAATTGTGGTTACGACATACGGATTGCGAGGTCGCGGGGAATGTATATGAAAACCCTGAGCTTTTGGAGGAATTGACATGAAAGAAAAATCTTATGAACAAGTTTTGGAAGAATTTAACGATGTTGATAAAGTCAACAACCCTAGTCATTATAAAGGGAAATTCGGACTTGAAGCCATCGAAGTCGTTAAGAATTTCGCTTTTGGATTAGAAGGAGTAGAAGGATTTTACTGGGGTAATGCAATCAAGTATATGCTTCGTTTCCAAAAGAAAAACGGTCTTGAAGACCTGAAGAAAGCCAGAAAGAATCTTGACTGGCTTATCGAGGAGATGGAACATGAAGGATAGTAAATTTTTTTCAGAACAGATTAGATTATGGAGAATTGGTAAAGGTCTATCTTTAACAAAAGCTTCAAAGAGATTTGGTATTAGTCCAAGGACATTTTCAAATTGGGAACGAGGGATGATACCGAGTGATCGTCAGAAAGAACGTCTATCAAGAGAGTTAGGATTAGATAAAGATGTCTTATTCAAGAAGTGTGAGGTAGGGAATATCAATGCGCTCTTGAAAGAAAAACGTTTGGAACAAGGACTTACTCGTACAGAATTAGCAAAGCATTTGGGGTATTATGAAACAACCATAAGAAACTGGGAGAAAGGTTTGGAAATTTCTGAATGTGAAGCAGAGGACATATGTGTGTATTTTGGAATCGAGGTGTATGATTGACAGTAGATATTAAACAGAGATTAAAAGCCTTGCCATATATCGATATAAAAGCTAAGTCGAAACATCAAGAATATATCAGTCTACGTTCAGGCATTTTAAAAGGGCAGACGTTCGATAGTATGCCGAAGTCAAAAAGCAATAAGAACCAGTCTGAAGAATTGAATATATCTATTATTGACAGGTCTGAACAATTATACGAAGAGATTAAAAAACTATATCGTGAACGAGATGAGCTAGTTCAGTTGATTGAATCTCTTGATGATCCGTTAGAAAATATTGTGATGCGACTATTCTTTATTGATGGATTAACGTGGAGCGAGGTAGAGAGTAAGTTGGGATGCAGTCGAGGGACTATCTATAATATTAGAAAATCGGCCTTCGAAAATATTGCTAAAAGAAGTAAACAGATTAAACAAA